TGGGGGGAGGTGCACTGCAAGCAGTGAACCACCCTGCTTGTCCTCCCCCCGGGGAAAGTTTCTATACCCCTGTACGTCTAATATGGACGTACCCAACGGCGCTTCAGTGCCACGGCGCCGTGACGTGCAGTTCTCTCGAGGTGCTTTTCATCTTTTTGACAATTATTGTCGGAAGACAGAAAGAACTTCAAGAGCGCTCCATGTCCTTCCAATTTATCTTTCCGATAAATTGGAACAGCGCACCAGGTCCTAACTTCGTGGACCTGATGGTCAACGTTCCAGCGTGTAGCTGATACGCAGTGCTGAAAGGACACTTTGCCAAGACCAGCACACTCTGGACCGATTATGGGTAGTGCACCCAGAATCGATTCGCACACAGAAATCATGTGCGAGGCTGTTGACCAGTAACCACGTTTATAAAAGTGGTTAGCAGCAGCAACCCAAGAGGCTAAACTACTGGCCTCGCCTCTGTTAGATGGACGCAAATGTCGGACGTAAGTAGGAGTTACCTCCTGTCCATCATATGCATCCAACCCACAAGACTCTCTGAACTTTCCAGTCCAGAACGACTTGTCGGAATTCACCTTGCAACTGTATTTTTGCAGGTGATAACTAACAGATTCCGCTGTGTCTGTGGGAACGATTATATCGTCTCCATAGACATAAACAAGTTTAGCAACAGATCTAATGTTGCTAAATGTTACAGGGAGGTCATACTTCTCAAGCAAGGCCACTATACATATAGTATAGAAATACATGGCCTCAATTGGGAAGCACAGAGCACTCCCCATGGATGCGAACTTCTTAAGGGTCAATACTTGACCATCAGGAAGTTTCGCTCGTGTCGATCGCGTAGCCGAGATGCACCCCTGAAGATCAGGATGCATATCGAACATGCGTATAGCAATCGCGTATGGTACACGATCGCTTGCGGAAGAGAGATCAAGCGTTGCAAAATCTCTCTCCCTCGACGCGCTCATAGCCAAGGATCTATTAACACTTTGATCATGGAAATTTACATGACCACGTGTAATAGGTCCTTGTTCAATGGTTCTAGTGAGCCATCGAGAAATAGCCTGCTGCATGTATTGCATGCAGACAGGTTCTATCGCTATGATCCTGGGTGTCTTCAAGGTCTTCGGTACGGTGATGACCCTTACGGGTTGCTCATCGCACTCCGGAATGACAGAAAGTCTCTCGAATTCCTTAGTATCAGATGCATATTCATTTGCAAATGCAAATGACAGCATCGGAAACCAGGGTTCGAGTCTGTCATGCCAACGCTGCATTACGTACTTCTGATTACCAGAAATGCGTTCAGCAGTTGCTCCAGGTCCATGTCTGGGAATAAGGTCTTCAATAGCAAAATTAGTAAGAAGACTACCCCATAGATGGTCGGAAACTCGAAGAAAAACTTCGAGATCCTTGGAGCCTTGTTCTGGCCCTTCAAGACTGTGCTCAATCCGGATGAACTCTTCGAGTGCCTTGCGTACTCTTCTAGTAGCGCAAGGTACAAGGAGCTTTTTGAAGGTGTACGCGATTTGGCGTATGCCCTCGATTGCGGAGATTTCCGGTTCATCTAAAATCCTCCCTGTGCTAGTATCGAACACTAGAGCGAAAAAAACCTCGCAGGAATGCGGGGGCTTTCGCATACTTCCCGAATGACCGGAAGTATGTAGGCTCGATACGGCCTGAAGCTAGACTTCTCTCGAAGTCTTTGCCTAAAGCCGGAAGGGTTATCGTCAAAAACGATAATCCTTCGTGTTCGACGCGAGATCTCAAATTCTTGAGATCAAGCTCCTCTAGCGGGTCAGCGGTGCACTTTGCCGAAGCATCTTTAAAGATGTGTTCGGCCAGCTTCAAAAGGTCACTTACGTGGCTTTTCATGGTTCCTCCATACTTGGGGTGACCATCCAGCCACATCGTTCGCTTTCTCGACTGAACCCAGTTCAGAAGAGCAGCCATTACCTAGTATGAAAGAGGATAATGAGATAAATCTCACTACCCTCAATCATGCATTGACAGCTTATATCCTTAAGTCTCGGAACCGAGAACCTTGAGGATATTTGCAGTCGACGCCCAGGTCTTAAGGGCCTGGACGACGTAGTCAATATCCGCATCGGCGAACCCGTATTCGGGCTCATCGATTACGAGATACACACCGAGTGTTTTGTACTCGTTGACAGTAGTCAACGGATCCGCAGCGACCACTCGTTGGTCAACCCGGATCATGCGACGCGTCCGATTTTTGGCCTCCTGATGCGAAATTCGCATACGGAAGGTCTCATCGGCCATCGCATACTCGGCGGAGCTGCCCTCAATTTTCACGCGGGGCATGCTTTTGGCTACGGAATTAACGGTAATGGACTGGGGATCAGAGAACGACATGGTTAAACCTTTCTAAAGCTAATTGTTTAGACAGTTAGCCTCGAGGTACAAACCAGAGTTTGTCAGTCTCTAGCTTGCATAATTCCTCAGGCGAATGTGATCCTAATGCATCCGGGATATCCCGAGAGCGCCTAGGATCGACCATTGTCTTGGAGTTAAAGTACTCCAAGACAGACCAAAACCGAAGGGGTTTGCCTGTGTCCGAGTTTTCCTTGAAATTAAGGTCTCGTGCACGTACGTCACTGGTCCGTGGAAAACATAGTTAACATTGGTTTCAATGCTAATCTTTGTTTCCTGCGTACCCATGACATAGGCATACTTGGCGGCTAGGTTTTTGGCAAGACCGTTGTCAAGGTTGGTAATAACCGACCCGACGTTGGTAAACCAATCAACTAGCCAACTCCAAGGGATGAGATTCCACACGACTGAAGGTGTCACATCCATGCCATAAAGCTTTGAAACGGCAGTTTTGCTCCATTCTACACTCTCGATATTCGGAATGTAGTAACGGAACGCCGCTTCAAACCAAGCTTTACTGCGCGTGACACGCCGGATGATCTGTCCGCCAGCCGCGTTGATCCGATAAAAATTAGGACGTATAAAGGATGGGTATAGAGTTCCAAGGGAACTCGGTCCATACTTTAGAATTACGTCCACCTTTTCATCGGTAATGAGAGAGCCACGACGTCTAATCCACTGACCATTGTCACGTCTGATCTGATTTACCATCTGATCGGCGTGCTTCCAAACCTTATAAAAGGATCGGAGGTCACGAAGAAAAGGACGCCACCCAAACTGGGTAGTCAGCCAGTAGTCAGCTGCCTTTTTGGCAGCACCTTTCGGGTTTCTCCCGAATCTTCTACGATAACCATCGTAAAAGAACTGAGCTGTCGTCTTTAGCATTCTTGGCGTATCGGAGAGTTCTCCGATAAACACTGCCAAGTCTGCCTCAGGTTGGGCCGGGCGAAATTTCGCCCAACCCCTGGCTCCCTCTGCTGAGAAATCACCCCAAGTACTCTCACCAGCAGGATGATGTGGAGATATGCCTGGGTTTTCGTAAGGAAAACTGGGCATAACTCCAGCTGCTGGTAGGTAGCTTGAACAAAAGCCACCTATGTACTTGTACTTAGTGTAACCCGGCTTTTCACCTCCACCAATAATGGTTGAGTGATATGACGGGCGCCACTGAGACGTGTCGAAGAGCCATCGATTAAATGGCCCGCCCTCCAGGTATGGAGGACCCTTATGCAATTCGTCATAAGTGCGTTCGACACGGTGGTTCGGGTGTGAGGAAATGTTGACTAGACCAGCCACAGTATATGTGGTATCAACGGTCCATGTTGTATAAGGACTATTGCTCTTATACAACGTGCCAACTGTTCCGGCCAAAACCGGATCTTTCCTCTCCCTCATTCTCAGCATCTCATCTTCTCCCTTCAATTTTGAAGCGCACCAACTGGCACGCTTTTGCTCCCCCACAC